CACAAAACGTTCGAGAGGAAGGAACAACGCCGTATTCCATTGATCTGTTGGAATCCAAAGGAATCGCGACTGTAATTGACTATTTAGATAGTGCTTCACACAAGGCTTGAAAAACCTGTAGCGAGCGGCTCTGTTTAGAATTTGATACGTTAAACGTAGTCGTGTGGTGTCGTCGTTGTTCGTGTTGTTAACAAGGTCGTATAAACTATCCATCAACCTTGCACGCAACACGTGTGGTAAGTAATGCATGTTGATTCCATAAAAGCCTCCCGATACCCTTCGAAACGGAAACACAAGAGGAAACCGATCATAGTATGGTAGATCGTCCTTCGTTTTTGGATCGTACATAAAAAGATACATTCGGCCCGTAATTATGTTTGTCACTAGTCGATCTTGATTCTTTGCAATCAATTGCCGTGGGTTGCTAACAGTACGAACGCTTTTCGCCTGTTCACGCAACCATGTAACAGCATCGGCAGTAGCACGCGCGGGATCTCGAGCATTCTCGAGGACTTCAGCAAAGATTTGTTGTGTTGCCATTAGAATTTGATCCCCAATTCCTTTTCAGTCATTACAATAAACTTCCAACGTCTGTCCTTACAGTAGTCTTCAGCAGCTTTCCACTTGGCGCTGTTTATTCCCCATGTATATACTTCGCGAAGATACTGACGTGACTTTTTCAACGGTACGTCTGGCGGTCTAGTTTCCTTCAACGGTTTGATTTCGACAACAAGAGACTCCGTGGTCCCATCGATGTTTCTTTTTTTTATGAAAAAGTCTGGAAAGTATCTGTGTAGTTTATTGTCAAACGGCGATCGGTACGGAATACTGAACTCTTCACTTGACCACGTCACGATGTCTTTATGAGCGTCTAAATAACTCATAAACTTTAACTCCCATCTGCTGCGATACACAATGTTGGTGGGATCGCCTTTATACTTACTGGGATTGCGTGGTCTAAAGAAGCCCTTGTAACTCATAGGAAATATTTATATGTCTGACGTCAACACTGAGTTTAGCCAGCGCGCAACGCTTGCAGCAAAAGCGGCCGTGGAGTCGGCTAATAATAAATTAAAAAGTGGTGTTGATAGTATTGTAGACGCGGCAAAAAGTGCGGCAAGCGCAGCGTCGTTAAAAATACAGAGCACTTTCAAAACGCCTGATTTTCCCGCCAAACCTCTCGCTGACGCTAAGAACGCTGCTTCTCCTGAAAGCGCAAGGGCAAACAAGCCAAAATTTGCTGGTATGTTAGAGTATCCAGCAGCAATGAAATATTACGCAACGTTCGAATTTTTTGAGTATCGTCGCAAACACGCACTCGAGACACCGAAGGACATACCTGTTGCTGTGATAGCGCTTCCCATGCCAGCTAACCTCGTGGAAAACTTCGGTGTTGAATATCAAACTCCTGCGCTCGGTCCTATAGTCGGCGCAGGTGTGAACTCTCTTGCTGTAAACATGCAGCAGGGTGGTGGTGGGATTGGCGCAGCTCAAGCTGCTTTAAGTAGCCTTCGGGGGGTTGACTTTAACACATTGAAGGAGGTTGGGGTGGCTGGTGTGTTTGGCCTTGCAAAAATGGCCGGCCCCGTCGGTGAAAAGGCCGCTGAGGTCACATCTATACTCGCAGGGGTGGTGCCTAATCCCCACCTCGCTATAATGTTTAGTAACATTGGTCTTAGAGATCATTCATTTAACTATAAATTCGCACCCAACAGCAACCAGGAACTTCAAACGTTAAAAAAAATAGTGAGACAACTAAAAAAGAGCATGCTTCCACGAATGTCAACGAAAGATATGTTGTATAGCTATCCACACACCTGCCGAATAACTTTTCACACGGGCGGCAACACTCCTTACACAATTAAACAGTGTGTTATGACAGCAATGACCGTCAACTACGCACCAAACAACGTACCAGCTTTTTTTAGAACAGGTGATCCCGTGATGATGGACCTCACGCTTTCATTCAAGGAAATGAGTCCGTTTATTTCAGGGGATGTCGATGGAAAGAAAGACAGCCCTCAAGACAACCCAAATAAAGTATCAGCGTCTGGTATGTTTATTGATAGTAGTACCCCTGCGGCCGAAATCCAGCTTGGTCCATTTACAGTAGGTGCATGATGTCAGGCTTTTTCAATTATTTTCCAACTTTCTTTTACGCTAACACGGCTGCTGTTAATGTTATTGCAAAGGTGTTGTTTGATCAAAGTATATCAAAGAATCTTGCAGTGTTTTACCCATACACGTTAGAAGAAGGAGAGCGAGCCGATCAGGTTGCTGAGACGTACTACGAAGACCCTTCATATGATTGGGTGATCTATCTTAGCAACAACATTATCGACCCTTATCATGATTGGCACAAGGATCAAGATGTTTTTGGTCGCTTTATTGCGCAAAAGTATGGTAGCATTAGTGCTGCCCAGGCACGAACAGAGTATTTTCGCGTGAACCATGAAGATGATGATAGGATTATTACAACTGCTGCATACGACGCGTTAGGAACTGGGCAAAAACAGTATTGGGTGCCACAGATAGGTTACAACGAAAATGTTATTGGTTACGAGCGGAAAGAGTTGTCACATATAGTTGAGACAAACCGGATTGTTACGTTGTCTGGATCGTTTAGTGGTATTGCGGCTAACGACATTATCAAACAGTCCGGTACTGTTACGGGTGTTGTGACTTTTTCAAACACATCGACGGTGATCATTAAACATGTTCAAGGCACATGGGCCAATTCAACCCCTGTTTACAATGTGCTGACTGGTAACAGTGTAACTGCAAATATTACGACTGTAACGCCGACACAAAATTCAATACCCACAGACGAACTTTCGTACTGGACAGCTGTTACCTCTTATGAGGCTGAAGAAGAGTTAAACGAACAACGCAAACACATTCGTGTGCTTGGTAATTCATACCTCGACCTCGTTGAGCGAGACATGAAAGAGCTGCTTCAGGTATGAAAACGATTGAGGCTGGTGACGTAATTATTAAACGTCTCGAGATGTCGAATCGTACGACATCGGGGTTTGTAATTCCTAAGGATCAAATTATTGGGTTTGATATTTGGGAAGACATGACAAAGCCAACAATGTATGCGGAGTTTATGTTCATTGATCATATCGGCTTGCTAGAGTCTTTTCCAATTATTGGTGAGGAAGTAATAAAAGTAGAAATGCGATCTCCGGGATTGATTCAATCGGCTGTATACACATTTCGCTCGTTTGAGATTGCGCGTGTAACAAAAGATGTTAACGGGAAGGGTGTGAATTTTGTGTTGCGGTGTGTAAGTGAAGAGCATCTGCATAACGGTTCTTCACTAATCACACAATCTTATCAAGACGTTATCAGTAACATTGTTCCATCGATACTTTCAAAATATCTAAAAACTAAAAAGCCAATCATCGTTGATGAAACAAGAGGAATAAACTCTCTTGCAATCCCCAAACTCACTCCTCTACAGACTATTGATATGTGTCGGCAGCGGGCTGTAAGTAAAAACTACTCATCGTCGGCATATGTGTTTTTTGAAAACCAAAGTGGGTTCAATTTCAAGACGGTTGAGGGATTGCTCAAGGAGTCAAAATCAGCAATTGGCTCAAGAGTGTTCAATGCCCAACAAAACGTGACGGCAACGCCTCAGGCACAGGCAAACGCGTTTAGAACAATACTTGAGTACACGAAAATAACAAGTTCTGATTCTAATATGAAAGCTCAATCGGGCGTCTTTAAGTCAGAAACAAAGACATTTGACATCGCTACAAAAAAGTTTGAGACATCGTCCTTCAATCTTAAAGACAAGTACAACCAGTTCACAACACCGAGTTCCGGTAAGCCTCAGATTCCAAACTCAGACGACTTTATAAACACGTTTGCTTCTGGTACGCCAAAGCAGTTTTTTGTTCCAAGAAATACCAGCGGTGGCGATACGTTTATCGATGCAGCAATGGCTGCCCGCGTTTCATACACTCTACTTCTCAACTCTGATATCACACGTGTTATGGTGCACGGGGATACGGGAATGAAAGTTGGTGATGTAGTGACACTAAACTTACCCGAGGCTTCTGGCATGACAAATCGCAAAGGGCCGGAGAAGGTGTCGGCAGGAAACTACCTAGTTACTAGATTGAGGCATATGATTACTCAGTCTACTAAATCAAAACACCGGATCGTGTTTGACTGTGTGAAGATGGGATTATAACATGACTACAAAAAGCATAGGCGAAGAAGGCTTTAGATGGTTTATCGGTCTCGTTGCAGATCGCGAGGATCCAGAAAAGATGGGGCGCGTCCGAGTACGCGCATACAACGTACACGGAAACGAAGTTGAGACACCCACATCATCGCTTCCATGGGCAAGTGTGTTGATG